TCTGCATACTCGCTCAAGGATTTCTTGAAGCCAGATAACTTCAAGTCTTACGATGAGTTGAAGGCGAAGTTGGATAAAGTTCTTGGTGCTGGTGGCGCAACTGCTGCGTCTGCTCGCAAGATCGAAGATGAGGAAGCAGCTGCTCCTGTCGTTCGTTCTGCTCCTGCCAAGAAAGTCACTGCTGAAAGCGTGAGTGTCTCGGATGACGATGACATGGCGTTTTTCGAGAAGTTGGCTGCTGAGTAATTTCAGTTAGAAAACAATTTATGTTTTCAGGGGGACTTCGGTCCCCCTTTTTTTATCCCATCGTCAAACTGCTATACGTTGACGGATGATTGAATTCCTGAGCCAACAAACGATTGAATGTGTTATCTGGATTATTGACACTAATTGACTTTTCCTTTGCAGGAATTGGGATAACACTAGTGGTATTATATTGATTTACAGTTTGAGAAGGAATTGTAACTTCTTGTGCGTTATTGATTTCTAACTTCTTTCTATTCTGATCGATGATTTGCTGACCCATTGGCTCAGTATTTCTTTCAATAACTAGAGCTGTGGCATTTTGTGGTTTCGCTTCTGGCTTAATAAGTCCAGCCATTTGTTCGGCTTGCTTCAATTTAACTTGGAGTTCTGGATTATCTTTTGCCATCTCGTGAAGTCGTTGGCGAGTATATTCTTTATTGTATCCACGTTCTAATGCAACAGCAATATCTGCGGCAGAACTATTTGCAATCTTTCCGATTGCGCCTTCACCTATGCTCTTCATTCCACTATCAAAGGCAAATGCAGTTGCTGCAGTTGCTGCCAATCCACTTAAAATGGGAGCGGCTGCAAATCCGCCAACACCACCAACCCCAGGCGCAAATTTTGGAACTGTTGATGGATTTATTGGTCCATTTTTACCGAATAGATTTCCACGTAAATTAGGTATACCAATATCACCCAATAAACTTGATTGACATTTTAATAGGTCTGGATTCTCAGCGATAATTTCCTCAAGTGCTTTGGTGAGTGCTTTCTGTAGAGTAGATTGTTGTTCATCTGGTTCTGCAGTAAAGATGCTACTTCCGTTATCTGCACCAACTGCCAATTTAAGATCAGATAACAAATTTGCCATCTCCTCTTTTCTGTATGCAGTTTGTTCGTCTAGTAGTTTTTTAATCTCGCCCAAGAGTTTCCCAGCACTTGGATCTTTCTGAGCCACTTCATCTAAATCTATTTTTCTGATTGGCTTCATAGAATTTTCATTCATCAGTCTCTTTATTTCGCTCTTCAAAGACTTTTGAGTTTTTTTGCTTGCAATTCTGCCTGCTGTGCCTTTCTTACTCTTTTCGTATAACTGCCGACCTTCAGGTGCGTCTGGATAGTAAAGATACTCCTCACCTTCGAGTCCAGTTACAGTTATTGGCTTTAATTTCTCAGCGACTGATCTGGCAGATGGTGTTCCTCCAGCAAGAGCAGTTGCGAGCTGATTGATCGTTGGTACTAATGAATTGGAAATTGTGCTGAGTTTTGCATAAACATCTTTGATTTCTTCAGCTGTTTTGTCTGCAGCCCTAACCAGTCCATTAACTGTCTGTGTAATCGGATTAAAGAATGTTTCAAGAGTTTCTTTAAATACTTCTTCTTTGTCTTTTTTATTTTCTGATTCTTTGATTCCAAATTCATCTCGCAGAGCTTGCTTCGCTTGCTCTACCTCGGCTTCAGAATATTTCTCATCAAACTTCTCGCTGATTATTCTGGAGATGTCTTCATTTCCAGTGAGTGCTGCAGCAATATTAAAGAAGGTTCTGTTTCTACCAGTAGCCTTTTTGCGAAGTTCTTGTTCTCGCATATATTGAGAAAATGTGCCTTTATATGCACGAAAATCTCTCTGCGCCGAAGGGCTGAATATATCCCCAACCTCATCAAGTTGTCCTCCAACTCGGCGAAGTTTCTTCTCAAGTTTTTCTATCTTTTCTTCTAAGTCAGTTTGTTTATTCATCTACTTCTTCTGGTGCGATTAGCAGAATTCTTTTCTTTCTGCTGTTTAATCTTTTCGTTCTCTTCCTCAACATGCTTCGCGACTAATGAAATATAAGTCTTTCTTTCCCAAGGTAACATTGACTCAAGTTCATGCAAAGAGTAATGGTGGTATTGCATGAGCGAGAAATTGTTTATAAAGTAATTTCTCAACGATTCATCACGAAGCATTATTCGAAAAAATCGAGGATACCCTCCAGGAACACATCATGTCCCTTTTTGCATCTTGGACATTGAACATTTCCGCTATACTTCAATTTTGGGATGTTATCGAAAAATTGTTTTATTTTACCGAACTGTTCTTGTGTCATATTGTTAATAAAATCATTAAACTCTTCAGTGCTGACTTCATCAGCCTTATATGTTTGTTCTGTATCAAAAATAAACTCGGTGCATTCGCGTATAATCTTCATCGCTACATCAGAGTCCTTTTCCCCTGATATAGATCTTGCTACTTCGAAGGTTGGGAATTTCATTTTGATCCCAATCTTATCAGTCAGTTTGATCACAGGGTCAACAGAGCCCATATCCAAAGCAACTTTTAGCAGATCAACTTGCAGTTCCATCTCCGCGCCACATTTCTTTTCTTCTAAGACGTTTTGACAGACATAAGTCACTTCGACGATTTCGCCCATCGATCTGGCACGTAGGTTGAGAAAGATGTTCTCTACCTCAAACATGGGAAGATTATCTAAATCAAGTTCATCGATCAGACAGTTATTGATAACCTGTTTGATCGTATCGATAATCTGAGCATGCTCTCCAGATTCCAAAGCCATGATCAATAGTTTTTCTTCTTTAACAAGAAACGGTCGAAAGCGTATTTTCTTATCTTCAGACTTTAATTGTAAATGAAAAACTGGCAAATCAATTTTTGGTAACGCCATAGTAAACTCCAACTCAATTATTTCAAGTTTGTAATAATGCTCTTAAATCTACCTGTGCTTTCCTCTGCAGCGATTCTAACTTTTCTTTGATGTTCTAAATTTCTATCATCATTAAATGATCGTTTAAATGTGGCAAGAGAAGCTGAATTGATCTTAGAAATATGATCGGTTCTTAGAAGATCATATTGCGTTTGTTCCTGAATCTTATCAACTGATGATTTCCAATAATCATATGCGAACGTCACCTGCAATTTATGATATCCATCATCTGCCCAGTTACTTTGCAAAGATGCAACAGAAGTTGGGAAAGCGTTAACAAGTTCGATGGTGTGCATGACGTCGTTTATTTCATTAATTTGGTGAATCTCTATTGTTCTAACGTAACTCTCGCGATACTCAAAGTCATAACTCGTTTTAGGATTGATTCTATTCATCCATATTTCAAACAATTGTTTCTGAGACAATGAACTGTCGCAAAGCAATGTCATGTTAACGTCAGGGTAAGAAGATATCGTTGGAATCTTATAGATTGGACCATAGATTCTGGCGTCTGTCACTGACAACTCGCGCCCAGGAAAGTCTACAGACTCACATCTAAATGTAAGATAGTTCGCATAATCTAGACTAGTCAATCCATCAAACAATCCATCAAGATTAAACTTGACGAAAAAGCGATTAGTTTTTGCAAAACCAGAAACTTGATTTCGAGCAAGAAAACTGGAAATGCTCGTCAGATCTGGAATTTTATCTCTTTGTTGGGCTACTACAACTTCCTCCAGAGTCTCACCATCCTGAATGACATTAGCCACATCAATGGTTGGTTTAGATCTTGCGTCTTGTTGCTGTTCTGGTGAGCCTGTAGTTTGTCCACTAGTAGGATTGACGGCAATTGGTTCTGGGGAAGGTACTCTTTCCATTATGTTCTATATACCATTTTTTCTGTTGGTAGGAATAACGCTGTTTCCCAGCTGTTAGGTTCTATGTAAATTAATGGAGACATAATGTGATTAGAGAGGTATCGCTTCACGCATGGCTCGATCATCGAATAACGTCGTGATTTTGCCAATAACTGATACGACAATCGAAATACTGTTGTATCGTCATATTTATCGTTGTTTATAAAGTCGTGCAATCGATCCAGTAGCATCAGGCGAGTGTATGGATCAAGGTAGTGCAGATTCAACGCCAGGAATCCGTCAGAATAGATATCCATCGGAATGACGAGCGGAAACTTATCCCAAACTGGGAGCGTCTCTTTAAACTTTGGATCGTACTTGAAGAAGTACATCTTCCCGATAAATGCTTGAGCCGAAATACGACGATTATCACCGAGAATGGAAGATCGATTTGTCGGAATCTTAAGAGTGCTGATCTTACTCTGAAGCCAACTTCTGGCACTCGCGGTTCTGGGATTAACTCCCGATGCGCGCATTTCTTTCTGGAATTTGTCGAGTAGAGAAGCCATTAAAGTCCTAGATGTTCTTCAGTGATCACTTTAAATGCCCACTGACGGTCTTTACAGTATTCAGAAGCAGCCTTCCATTTTGCCTCATTTACACCCCAAGTGACCACTTCGTTGATATATTTTCGAGTGATCTTACTTTTCTTTACTGGTGGTTTCGATTGGCTTTTCGGCTTAACTTCTAAGATCATCGCCTCTGAGATGCCATCTTTATTTTTGACTCTAACGAAGAAATCAGGGAAATAACGATGCCATCGATTGTCCACAGGCGATAAATAAGGTATAACTATTTCCTCATTTGACCATTCTATGACACTTGCATTAGTGTCCAAGTGTACCATAACTCGGCGCTCCCATAGAGATCTGTACCAGATGTTCGTAGGGTCACCTAAATATTTATTGGTATTTTTAGGACTAAATTTACCACTGTAAGCCATAAACGTATTTATAGGAAGATTCAATGGCAGGTTCCGAAGTAGGATCAAATCCAAAAAGCGATCCATCGATTTATGGATTACCAGAAAGTCAGCGCCAACAAGCAGAACAAACTTTGCAAGAAATAACAAAGACTTCTGATTTTGTTGTTTCTCCATTCGTCGACGGTCCACTCAGTGCGCTGGAAGTTGTCAATAACATAACTGGATTAAAATATCCTGTCGACCTTGGAACTAATTCCAGGTACAAGTACGCCATGAGAATGCTTATCTTCAGACAGGAGAAGGCACCGCAGGACGGAATTATAAACACCCCTAGCCCATATGACGATCTTCGTTTAAAAGCAAAGGCATCACAGGCAAATCGAATCAATTATGATATTGTGAATGCTAGATCTATCGGTGCAGTTTCTGCCGCAGCAGTAGGTGGTTTAGGTGGCGCACTTGTTTCAAATTTGGCTAAAGTATCAAAAAATCCAATTGCTGCAGGATTGGGTAAATTCGGGTCTGATTTGATAAACGCTGGGATAGACGCATCAAAAGTCGTCGTTGCTGGATTTGCAGCATCAGAAATAAACAAAAGTGGTGCTTCTCTACAGACTAAACCATTAGCATATATCAATCTCTTCATGCCCGATGGATTGACATTTACTGATAGGCATGATTATGACTCAGTCTCTGTTACTGATGCGCTGGGAACACTTGGCGTTGTAACTCAAGGCTCAAAACAAGAAATCCTCGGTAGAATCGGTGAAACTGCATCTGTGGCAGGACTGAAGTTACTTGGGCAAAATTTTACCGAATTGTCTTTGTATAATTCTGGATATGCGCTAAATCCACAACTTGAAGTTCTTTTTAAAAGCACAAAAAATAGAGAATTTGTATTCACGTTTAAGTTCTCCCCACGAAATAAAGATGAGGCAGACGAAGTCCAATCGATTATTCGAACATTGCGTTACCATGCTTCTACTAACTTTGATACTAGAAAAGATGGATTTACAGAAAGTGAAATTAAATTTCCTGGCTCGCGCTATATCATTCCACCTTCTCAATTTGAGATTGAGTTTTTGGTAATCGAAGATAAAGGCGCAAGATACAATGACAAACTGCCTAGAATTGCTCCCTGTGTTTTGACTAATGTTGACGTCAATTATTCTCCAGCAGGTCAATTTGCCGCATATACAGACGGTAATGCTGTTGAAACGCAACTACAGTTAACATTTACTGAAACTGTAATCCTAACGAAAGACGATATTAAGGTGGGATACTAATGGCTTTCTTTTCTTTCTTTCCGCAAATACTTTACTCTACATCCTCTGGTGTAGTGAATCCAAAGGCGGTGACAAATCTTCTCGCGAAGGTCAACTTTTTAAGTTCAACTGCAAACAATACAAGCATCTATTATGATTACTCTGTAAAAGACGGCGAGCGTCCAGAGGATATTGCTTATAAGATGTATAAAGATGCAGGCAAGCACTGGATCATTTTAATGTCAAACAATATTACAGACCCAAATTATGATTGGGTCTTGAGTATGCGCGCATTAGAAGAATACATCAATATGAAATATAGTTCCGTGACTCTAGATTTAGATACAACGGAAACATATGGTTCTAATTATATTGTCGGAGAAAAGGTTTATCAGGGTTCGTCTATTGATAAAGCATCATCTACTGCATCAGTCGTCGCATACGATTCAGTAAACAAGAAACTTACAATCAACTTTATGGATCAAGTTTTTGCGAACACTACAGTAGTCAGTGGAGCAAGTTCCAATGTTTCTCATAATGTTGTTTCGTTGACATACAACAACGACGGTTATCAGTGGGCATCAAATACAACGAGCCACTATCTGATGACCAAAGTATCTTACAACAATGTCGATAATTTGAAGACGACTACAAAAGATAAGGTCTCCGCGCAAGATTATAATTTTACTTCGAACACGATTGTAAGTCGCAATACAAATATCTCATACTCAAACACGTATACTTTATCAGATGGAAGTATACTTACCGTTGAGACCTCAATTGGTCCTGTTTCTTATTATGATTATGAGATCGAACAGAATGAAGAAAAGAGAAAGATAATCATTATAAACCCAGCATATGTCCCAGGTATTGAGCAAGAATTGAAGAGTCTATTGGGCGTAAAGTGATATGAGTAATTCCCCAGATTCAGTCGAATCAACAATATTTGATATTACATCTATTACAATTGTCAGCCCTGCGATTGGTAGTGTTGATATTCAGAATCTAAAGTATATCGTTGAAGATTTCAATATCTATCAGAGCATTTTTTCTTCTGTGATGTCAGGCGATATTGTCGTCAAAGATTCAAATAATATCTTAACTCAACTCGCGCTAAATGGTAGCGAATTCTTGTACATAAATTTTACAAAAGGTGAGCAATATGCCACCTTTGAGAAATCGTTCAGAATCGTTAAGATTACAGAAGTCGGATTAAAAAATCTCAACACGTTAAAATACAAGATTCATTTTGTCTCCGAAGAACTGGTTCTTGATCAGCAGTTTAGAATCTCAAAGTCCTACAAAGGGTTTTATGATAGTCAGATCGTGGCTGATATTCTTATCAACTATCTACAAGTTCCTGCTGAAAAGATTACGCTAGAGCAGACTGTCATTCCGCACGACGAGTTTATTGTACCAAATTTAAAGCCATTTGAAGCAATTCAAATGCTAACTTCGTTCACGTTGAATCCGACTTTAACGTCTGCATTTTTGTTTTTTGAAACGCAATCTGGTTTTAAGTTTCAAAGCCTAGAATCTCTAATCACAGCAGAGCCATATAAGTCATTATCGCTAAGACCTCAGAATATCTTGAGCGAAACAGAAAATAAATTGCAGCACGTCGATTATATTAGCGACTTTGAAATCCCTCAATTGTTTAACGTCTTAGACACCGCCTCTAATGGTGGGTATGCTTCTTCAATGCTTAAACTAAATTTGATCAATCAAGAAGCAGTCGCAGCGTTTTCAGATCCAGTCGCATCAACGCCATTTACAACACTAAATGATTATCTACCATTTACAAATTCAAAAAATAGACTTAACGGAACTGTGATTGATAGTTCTGCATATGTACGATATTTTGTTGATTTGAAAGGTGGGCTAGTTGATAAGATGTTATTGCAGCGCGCACATCAATTGGCTCTGCTTAACAATCATAGAATGAATATTATGATTGCTGGCGATACGCAGTATGAGGCTGGTCAAGTCATATATGTTGACTTCCCGTACATACAACCAATTAATGAAACTTCTGAGACGATTGAAGACCCATACAAAAATGGGAATTACATCATAACGGGAGTAAGGCATCGTATTCTTGAAAATAAATATTTGTGCTATCTAGAATTATGTAAAGACTCTGTGACTGCGCCATTCCCAGGTGCAGTTGCTGATGATAGTCAACTACTCAAAAGCATTAAGAGCTCATGAAATTTCGTAAAGACTTTATAGGATTAGACGGGTTCCATTGGTGGTTCGGCGTCGTTGAAAATCGTAATGATCCATTGTTGCTGGGTCGTTGTCAGGTTCGTATTTTTGGCTCACACAGCCCCGACTTAACCAACATCCCTTCCGAAGATCTTCCTTGGGCACTTCCAGTTCACTCGCTAAACAATCAAACATTTTCTACGCCAAAGGAAGGCGATTACGTTTTCGGGTTCTTTATCGATGGACAGTATGCACAACAGCCAGTAATGATGGGTGTTGTTCCTGGTATTCCAAATACACAAACTGATCCAAACGCTGGTTTTGCTGATCTTCGAACTCCAGAAGAAATTGCTGCCTCACCAAAGAAGCCTCGAAATGTCGAGTATGCTGCAGACGGTACTGGCGCAACCATCGAAGAATTTACTGATGAAGAAGAATTGGCAAGTCTTCGAAATCCATCTGTGTTCCAAATTGGTCATCCAACCAACAGCCCACTCGTTCGAAACGAACAAACAGATCAAACTGTTCTAGCGTATAAGCAATATTCAACTGTTACAGTTCCAGTATCTGAAACCGATGCTTGGCAAGAACCAACTCCAGGTTATGATGCAGAGTATCCATTCAATAAGGTTTGGGAAACTGAATCTGGTCACGTGATGGAGTTTGACGATACTCCTGGTTCAGAGCGTGTGCATATCGCTCACCGCTCAGGTACATTCCAGGAAATGTATCCATCAGGCACCAAAGTAGAAAAGATTGTCAAAAACAATTACAAAATTGTTTTCTCTGACGACCATGTCTATATCAAAGGACGTGCCAATCTAACAGTCGAAGGCAATGTCAATATAAAGGTTTATGGAAACATAAATCTAGAAGCACACAACGACGTGAACGCAAACGTCGGTGGCAGTGTCAACTATACTGTTGGTGGCGACTTCAATATCAAAGCCGAAAGCATCAATCTAGAAGCCAACTCTTACATCAGTCAACTTGCAAACTCTGCTGTTCTAATTACAGGCAACGGCGAGAACGATGGTGATGGTGTTTATGTTGTTGCACCAAACGGCAGTGTCGGTTTGCAGGGTGGTGATGTTTCAGTGTTGGGTGATGCTGGAATCACAATGAGCGGCGGTGCAGATATTTCTCTAACTGCTGGTGGTGCTGTTATTGGTCAGGCGGGTGGTGCGGTAAGTCTACAGGCAGAAGGTGAAGTCGCAATTCAATCTGGCGCTGTTGCATCAATGACTGCAGCCACGGTCGGATTAAATGGTGAGGTGGTTGCTCTTACATCCGCTGGACTTGTGAACATTCATGGCACTTCAGTGTCACTTGGCGCGACAGTAATTGCTCCACTTCAAACTTTCACTACCGTTTCACCAACTCCTGTTACTGGTGTGCCAGTTCCTGGCATTGCTGCAGGTGAAGGCGTCCCAGCATATACTACGGGACTTGGTGAGGCTGTCCCTGTGTTGGAATATAACGACCCACCTGTATTCTTTGAGAAGAGTCCAAGCATTCGTCTACCTGAAGATCGACAACTTGATATCGATCAACAAACAATTGAATACGTTAAAAATCCAAGATCATTCTATAACGGCGATGCGGCGAATGGTGGCGTAAAAGAAAACTATCGCGGAACACCAGATACTAGCGGATTTGGCTCAAGTTATATCAACCCAAACAATCCGAATACTAGTGACGGCTCAGACCTCAAGGCATGGCTCGATCAGCAGTTGGCGAAAACCAATTCCTCGAAGTATTGGCTCGAAACAGGTATGGGTGGCAATCCATCTAATCCGAATATTCTCAACATCTGGAGAGACTTGGGCTTCGGCAATAAGGGTGCCTGGAACAGCGACCAAACCTCATGGTGTATGGGCTTCGTAAACTATGGATTGAAGCAAAATGGATATCGCTACGTTCAAACTGCTTCTGCGTTCGATATTCGTAACAGAATATCCGATTATGGTGCACTTCGAGTTCTAAACCCACGAGAGGCACAATCTGGCGATATCGCTCTCTGGAGTTATGGTCACGTTTCATTTGTCTATGAGAATAATAATGGAATATTGAATTTCGTCGGTGGAAATCAGAAGTGCCGCAACAGTAATGGCAACGGCGACCCATCACAGGGTGACGTAAGCATTGCATGGCGCGGTGGCTTCTCTGCTCCTGCAGACGGCACGTTGATTGGTATATTCCGTCCATCAAAGGCTTGATAACCTAGTATAAATATAAAACAAATTTAAAGGCAAAAGATGGCAGAGCAACGCATTTTTTCGGATTTAGACCTTAACTTTACAAAGCACCCTGTCACCAAGGATGTTTCTCGTAAAATTGGCGATAAAGCAATTATTACTTCTGTAAAGAATCTGATCTATACGAACTTTTTCGAACGCCCATTTAATCCTAAAATGGGAAGTAACATTCGCGGAATGCTATTTGAGCCTCTAGATTCGATTACGGGGATTATGATTGAGAAGGAAATTAGAATTTTACTTGCCAACTATGAGCCTCGAGTTTCGATTAAGGATATTCAAGTCGTAACAGATTATGATACGAATAGTTATTCAGTGACGTTGACGTTCTTCACTACAAATTCAATTAAACCGCTCAGAACAACGTTGTTCCTTAAAAGGTTGCGATAAATGGCAAATACACTAGAAAATAAATTGATCGTCTCAAACCCCGACTTTGCGGTGATCAAAAGCAACATAAAAAATTTCCTTCGTTCTCAAACGACGTTTTCGGATTATGATTTCGAAGGAGCAGGTCTTTCTAACCTATTAGATATTCTTGCCTATAATACGCACTATATGGCTTTCTATGCAAATATGATCGCCAATGAGGCTTTCCTTGATACTGCTTCTCTACGCAACTCAGTCGTCTCTCATGCCAAGATGCTCGGTTATACTCCGACTTCTATCACAAGTTCTCGCGCAAACGTAGACCTAACATTCACGCAGGCAAATAATGCCGCAGTTGCGAATCTAACTTCTCTAACGATTCCAAGATTTACTCGATTCTCTGGATCTTCTTTGGATGGAGTCAACTATACGTTCTGCACTTTGACCGAAAAGACGGTTACAAAATCAAATAGTGCATTTACGTTCTCTGGACTAACGATCACTGAAGGTCGTCCAGTCAATTACGTGTTTACATTTAACGAACAAAATAATCCTCAGCAAGAGTTTACCGTTCCAGACGCTGACATCGATACATCAACTCTAGAAATTATTGTTCAAAACTCAGCAGTAGATTTAACTCAAGTAACCTATACGCTATCCACTGATGCAACTACTGTAGACGCCAACAGTGCTGTGTATTATATCAGTGAAGTCAATGACGGCAAATATAAGATATACTTTGGTGACGGAATACTAGGCAAAAAACTCTCTGATAATAATCTTGTTGTATTGAGTTATCTACGCAGCCGTGGACCAAATTCAAACAAGACGAATAAGTTCACATTGATCGACTCAGTCGGTGGATTGGGCAGTGGTACAGTGACGCTAAATTCTGCTGCTGTTGGTGGCGCAGATATTGAAAATATCGATAAGATTAAATTCACGGCTACAAAGTCTTATACTGCTCAAAATCGTGCGATTACTAAGAACGATTACATCTCATTGATTCAACGAGATTATCCATCACTTGAAGCAGTTAATGTTTGGGGTGGTGAAGAAAACGATCCACCTATTTACGGAAAGGTTTTCATTTCTGCTAAACCTACTGCTGGATATGAAATCTCAACAACCGAAAAGCAATATATTCTTGACGCTGTTGTCAAGCCATTGAGTATTGTGACAGTAACACCTGAGTTTGTTGACCCTGATTACAACTACTTGAATCTGAGCGTCAATGTAACGTATGATCCAACAGCAACGACAAAGACTCCAGGACAGGTAGAGAATTCTGTACGCAATGCCATTTACAACTACGCAAATACAAATCTAAACTCTTTCAATTCTTACTTTAAGATCTCTCGTATGTCTCGAGATATTGATAATATTGAGACTGCAATTTTAAGTAACGAAATCGATGTGAAGATTGAAAAGCGTTTCGAGCCAAGCCTTGCAACTGCTGCTAAAAATTATACGATTAACTTCTATACTGCACTCCAAAAAGGAACAGGCAGCAACAGAATCACATCTTCTCCTGCATATGTTGCGATTGATAATGATAGCGTAAAGAGAAACTTCTTCCTCGAAGAAGTTCCACTATCAACAACAGGTATTGATTCAATTAAGGTTACAGCAGGTGGATCAAACTTTACCACTGCACCTACGATTATCATTCAAGGTGACGGTTATGGTGCAAATGCTGAAGCAATTATCACAAATGGTAAGATCACTTCCGTCAATGTTCTAACTCCTGGCGCTGAGTATACCACTGCAGTTATTAAGGCATACGACTCAAGCAATACAGCAATTTCTAGCGTAGTTCTTGAGCCAGTATATCAAAACACGGTCGGTAAACTTCGCTCATATTACTTTGACGATAACCAAGTCAAGATCATCTTCTCGGAAGATGCAGGCACGATCGATTATGGTGCAGGCACAATAACTCTTAAAAACTTCACCGCATCTGATATTAAAAATGCAGACAAGGTATTGAAGATTTACGCAACTCCGCAAAATAGTCTATTCAGTTCTTCTAAGAATTCAATCATTACGGTTGACTCAGAAGATACTGCTGCCGTATCAGTACACGTAATTCCAGTGACATAATATGTCAACATTAGAAAGAGTCTCTACATTAGTTAAGTATCAGCTGCCTGATTTCATCAGAGATGATCATCCCATCTTTGTTGAATTCTTGGAGAAATATTATGAGTTTCTCGAACAACCTTCGAATCCAATTTATGAACTAAAGAGATTTCAGGAAAACTTCGACGTTGATAAAACTCGCGAGTCGTTTCTACAATACTTCAAAAATAAGATTCTACCTTCTTTCCCAGACACCAGTGAACTTTCGACTGAAAGAATCATCAAAGCCGCTCGTGACTTCTACGCAAAGAAAGGCACGCCCGACTCTTTCAAATTCTTGTTTAGAGTTCTATACGGCAAAGAACTAGAAGTATTATTCCCAAAACTACAAATTCTAAAAGCATCAGACGGTAAGTGGGTATTGCCTCAAGCATTCCGCATCTCTCTTTCTGAAGCAAATAAAAACATCGACGTAAATCTACTAAAGAAGCATAAAGCATACGGTTCTATTTCACGCGCCAGTTGCATCATCGAATCAGCATATCGAACAATCGATGTTAACTCGAATTTAGAAATCATTGAACTCTATGTTTCAAACGTAAATCGCACGTTCCGAAACGGCGAATATCTAGAGTTCGACTACTTTGATGCTAATGGTGTGAAGCAGACATTCTCTGAAAAGATCATCGGTTCTTTGAAGAGCGTTGACATTAATCCAAACTATCGCGGCTCAAAATATAACTCTGGCGATCCAGTTGTTATTAATGGTGGTCTAGACACCGCATCTCAGACTAGAAGAAAGGGTAGAGCAGTAGTTGGTAATGTGACTTCTGGCTCTATTTCTTCTGTTGCAATTTTAAATCCTGGCTATGCATTTAGAGTGGCACCAGATTCATTCATCGATGTTATTTCCCCAACTGGTGTAAATGCGAATGTAGTTGTTTCAGCGGTCAATACAACCAGCGCGATTACATTCGTCAATGCGACTGATGCAATTTTACCAAAAGCAAGTGTTCTCTTGAACGCTGCTAACTTTGGATTTGCAAATATTGGAACCTCGACAATTAGCACAACGATACAGTCTGCATTGACATTCAGTTCAATCAGCGTATATCCAATAGAAGAAGTCACAGTATACAACTCTGGCGATTTCTTCGAAGCACCACCAACACTTGATGTTATTTCAACTTATGATAGTGACTACGGAATCACTGGAAGTTTCATCACTGTTCCGAGCGGCGACTTTACAAACTATGACTGGTATGCGAATACAATTCAGTTTGTTGGCGGCTCATACTCAAGCACTAATGACTGGTATAAGGGCTGGCGTTTGGTTTTGAATAGCCAATATAGAGAAATTATTGCTTATGATGGCGCAACAAAAACCGCAACTCTAGCCAGAGGATTTGAGCCTAATATAAACATTAATATCTTATCTAAGACTTTGTATCTTGATCCAAGACCATTGATCAAGAGCATGGGCAGAATTGCCAAAGTCGAAGTGCTTAACGGTGGCTCTGGTTACTCGAGCGGTGATACTGTTTCATTTATCGGAACAGGTTATGATGCCACTGCAACATTGACCGTATCAAGTGGTGTGATCACTGCTGTCACACTAACTAATCGCGGCGAAGGTTACTCTGCTGCACCAACTGTGCAAATTGGCACCTCTGGTGGCGCTGATGCGATATTTGACGTTATAATGATGAGCGAAGGCGAGAAGTTGCGCTTCGATATCGCCACAACAAGTATCGGTCAGATCAGAGACTTGGTGCTGCTCGATAAGGGTTCAGACTATACAAGTAAGCCAAATGTCTCATTGAAGGTTTACGATATCGTCATTGATCCAATTCTTGAAACACAGTATATCTCAGAAAACGATATCGTGTATCAGGGCGCAGATGTTAACACCGCAGTGTTCAAAGCCACGGTCGATGAATATTTTAGATCAAATAACATCATTCGTGTATTTGATTATTCTGGATCTTTATTTCCAGGTGTAAATCTTGTTGTGTACAAGACTTCGACTGCGAATATCAATACAATACCTTCGATCACGTCAATCAAGTATGGCGACGGTCGAGCAAAAGCAAACGCTCAATTCTTGGACGGTGTTATTAAGTATGCAGGATTCTATTTGAGTACTGATGGACATTTAAGTTCTGACAAGAAACTCCAAGACAATACGAAATATCATAACTTCTCATACTCTCTAATTTCTGAAAGTTCATATAGCGAATATGTGAAGACAGTGCTAGATTCATTGCATCCTGCAGGAACAAAACTTGTTCCTGTGCACGAAATTAAAACAAATCCGCAAATCAATATTCTAGCAAATATTAACACACAAGCAGTTATTGCATCAAGCAATGCATATAATAATAACTGTAACGTCGATTTCAATTCAACAGTTGTAACAGGAACTGGTGAATACTTTGATCTAATTGCAAATACTGGTGATCTCATTATCATTAATTCCGATAATGTTTACCGCAGTTTTGCGAAGGTTATCACTGGTATCACGAATAACAACTCACTAAATATAGAAAGTGCTTGCGTCATTGTTGGCGAAGGTAGAGCAAAAGTAACTGGCAATGCTGCAACGCTAACCATCTCAGGAAATACAAATCAGGTCATTAGTTACATCACGGTTAACGATCAATTGAAGATCAATGTTAACAACAATGTTCTAACTAAAACGATCAATAGCATTTCTGGCAATGTAATCACGTTGAATAGTAATACTGGTATCATAACGACAAACACCAATTTAGTGTATTTGGTCTATCCAAAACTAAATGCTGCGTTGTATAACGTCGTAAGAACTATAAGTTGAGGATAAAATGAGTGCAATTTTTACCAAGAATTTTGGTGTTCTACTCGCTAAAAATTTCGAGACAGATTCCACAAATGATCATGCCAACACGTTCATTGCCATCGGAAGACAATCTGCGTGGAGTAATGGTGATTCGGTCCCAACTCCAGTTGATACCTCAAATAGCGTTTATGATCTTTGGAACAATCTAATTGGTATAAAAAGACTCAATGCATCGGATATGAATCTTGTAGTCCCTCGCGTTGATTGGACTTCAGGTACAGTCTATGTTGAATACAATCAAGACACACAATTGTTCGCTAAAGCAAATACAGCTAATGTAGCCTATGACAATAAGTTCTATGTAAGAAATACTACTGACCAAGTTTTTAAATGCTTGTTTAATAACTCATCTGCCAGTTCAACTGTGATGCCGTCTATTTCTATCGACGGTCAACTTCCAGAAAATGCTTACATCATCACATCAGACGGATATAAGTGGAAGTATCTTTATACGATTCCTGCAGGACTAAAGGAAAAGTTCTTTACCAGCGAATATATGCCTATTGTTTCTGAGCCTATTGTAACAAATAGCGCAGTTGATGGACGTTTGGATATTATTAAGATTAGCACTCGTGGTGCTGGCTATAATGCCAACGGAAACTCAAATAGTTACGCTATCTTCACTGTAGTTGGCGATGGCTCTAATGCGAATATTACGGCAGTTGTTTCTTCTACCGCAGCAAACGGCGCAAATATTATTGGTTACAATATTATAAATGCAGGAACGAATTATAGCCGAGCAGTTATTTCTATCAACGATCCACTCAAGATTGCAAATACACAAACGGCAAATGTAGTCGCTGTGATTGGTCCTCCAGGTGGGCATGGATCGAGCATTGAAAGAGAATTGGGTGCTTCTGATCTTATGATATGCGGAGAAATCGAAGGGTCAGAAAGTGGCGTTCTTCCGATCAATGGATCAAATAGCCAGTATCGACAAATTGCGATTATCAGAGATCCAGTGTATGCAGCCCATTCGAATTATGCAAATGGTTCGGTCTATCGTGTTACGAACAAATATAATCTAACCGTACCAAACAAACCATACGTTGACGGTGAAATCGTTTATGTCGGCACTTCTCTTGCAACCGCAACATTTACTGGAGTGGTCGAGAGTTACGACAGTTCTTCGTATTATTTGTATCTAAATAATTTGACTGGATCAGTCACTGCACCTGCAACTATTTACGGTAATACAACAGGTGCAACAGCCACGATATTGAGTATCGATGAATCAGATATAAAGAAGTTCTCAGGGCAACTACTATATATTGACAACAGCGCAAAAATCACTCGCGACTCCAGTGAGACTCAACAAATTAAACTCACGCTCAGATTTTAAGGTGTAAAAGATGGATTTTAATGTAGAACCATATTACGACGATTTTGAAGCCACAAACGGCGCGAAAGATGAAAACTACATGCGCATTTTGTTCCGTCCTGGGTACGCTGTCCAGGCTCGTGAACTTACGCAAATTCAGTCTATTATTCAAAATCAGATTAAAAACTTCGGCGACCATATCTTCCAAGACGGTTCGCCAGTATTCGGTGGTCACATTACTCTTGACACCAGCACCAGTTACTTAAAATTGGTTGCCACGTATAGCGGCACAGATATCGATCTTGCCAATTTCGAGAATCAAGTTATTGCAAACGATTCTGGCACAGAAAAGATTCGTGCAAAAGTCGTAGCAACGGACGCAACTCAAACCAACCCAACGTTGATGGTTCGTTATCTTCGTGGAAATCAATTCCCGAACGGTAATGTTATCGTTACAACGACAAACCAATATGCATTGCTAGTTCCAGATGGTGCCTCAGGCACTGGATCAGTGGCTTCTATCGAAGAAGGCGTATTCTATGTTGATGGTTATTTCGTAAAAGTTGCGCCACAAAGTATTGTTCTTGACCCATATAGCGCAGCACCAACTTACAGAGTCGGTCTAGAAATTGATGATAATATCATCAACGAAAACCAAGACAACAATCTACTAGACCCAGCACAAGACTCTTTCAACTATCAGGCTCCAGGCGCACATCGCTATCAGTTCAAGTTGAATCTAGCCAAGAGATCGTTGACATCAGTCGACGATAACAAGTTCTTTGAGTTGCTCAGAGTTGAAAATGGACTTGTGACGAAGCAAGTCAATTATCCAATTTATTCTGAACTCGAAAAGACAATGGCGCGTCGTACTTACGACGAGTCTGGCGATTATACCGTCAAGCCATTTGGCATCTCTATCGAACCAAACACGGCATGCACTTCAGTCTTCACTGTTAACATTGAACCAGGAAAGGCATACGTCAAAGGATTTGAGTACGAAACATTCGGAACTCAAAAGATCAGCGTACCAAAAGCCAGAACAACAAATACGTCAACCGACTACGATCTATCGCTAGAATACGGGAACTATTTGTATGCAAACAATATCGTCGGTTCATCGAATGGATTGTTTGACATTACCAAACTAGACAAACTTGAATTGCACTGCGTTCCACGCGCAAATATCAATACTGTCGGCACGGTTGGTTATAACACATCATATATGGGCACGGCTCGTGTTCGTAACTTTGTGCGCGACAGTTCAACAGAATATATCGTCTACTTGACAGATATTAGTCTAGTATCAAATACAGTAACTGCAGCGGCAACTTCTGTCAATGCAAACAGCGTAGTGTTCCCTCAGCATTATTCTAATCTAAGCAATGCATATGCGAATGTGACTGTTCGTGTTCTTTCAGGCGGCACTAGCGGATTGTCAACAGGCGACGTTCGTAAGATCGTTCGCTATGATGCTCCAACAAGAACTGCATTCACGGACTTGAACTTCACAACCGCAATCGGAAGCGGAAACACCATTGCGCTTCTTTACAATAATAAAGATATTGATGCTCTTGCTGAAGCAGTTTCTACGAAGCAAGGTCTCAACGTCGCAATGGACGTATCAAATAGCAGTAAGGATACTGCAAATGCGACAGTCATTTATGACTCGAATAGAAACTCATTGATCTTCATGCTACCAGAAACGTATATCGCCAATACGACGATTACGAATGCTGATTTTGTCAGCAACAAATTCTTTGAAACAAAGACCTTTACTGGTAACGGTCAGTTGGCTCTAACGCTATCAGGTAATGAAACATACGATTATGGTTCAGATGGTAGTTTCTTGTCAACAACTGCTGCGAATACCAATATTATTGTTATGGTCAAGTCTGTCGGCACGGCAACGAATGTTTCTGTTGGACAAATTCTAAATCTAACAGCAGCAACAGGTCCTGCTGGTGTCGGTGGTGCAGCAGTTCGCCGCGACTCATCAACTCAGTTGACAATTTTCACTGGTGAGTTGGGTACGTTCACGGCAGATATCTATGCTCGTGTTAAGGTAAATGATTCTGAGTCAGCAACTAACAATCGTATAACAAAGGTTGTTCGTGGTAACTCAGCAATCACGACACTCAGAGCAACAGACAGTTATCTAAACGGCACTGTTGTAATAGGCACAGGGTCAAAATCATATATTGACTCAACGAATGGATTTGTTTGGTTTACAGACACTTCGATTATCAATACAACACCTGGTGGCAATAACTCACTATATGTTTCCGACGTTTATAAGATTGTCAAAATCTATACCTCTGGAAGCAATGGCGCTCAGCCAACAGCAACGAATGCGATCGATATTACCAACAGATATTATCTTGACTCTGGTCAAAATCTTGGTTATTACGATCACTCTAAACTTGTTCTAAAACCAGGTGCAACTGCTCCTTCAGGTCAAACTGTTGTGATGCTTGAATACTATGAACACTCATCAGCCATCAACGGCTACTTTGACGTGGATTCATATCCTGCAGCACAATATGCAAACGGGACCATCCCAGTATTCGTAAACTCTGATGGCACTCAATATAATCTGCGTGATGCTATTGACTTCCGTCCAACACGCGATATTGGTACAAGTTCAAACGTCCAATCATATACGTTCGTCGGTACGAAAACACCAAATCCAAACGAACCAATTGAATTGACGTATTCTTACTATAACCCAAGAATAGATAAGATTGTTCTCACGAAAGATCGCGAACTAAAGACACTCTCAGGCGTTCCAGCTCGTTATCCAAAAGAGCCAGTCGATAGTGAAGACGCAATGACGTTGTTCAAGTTGAACATCCCAGCATATACGTCAAATACTAAAGATATTATCGTTACAAAGGTTGAGAATAAGCGTTATACGATGAAGGATATCGGTGCGCTTGAATCACGTTTCCGCAATCTAGAATACTATGTTGCATTGAACGTGGTTGAAAAGAAGGCTACTGATACAACGATTCTTTACGAAGATAATTCAACGCAGAAGGAAAAGTATGGTATCGTCGCAGATAACTTTACTGGATTCCAGATTGCAGATAGCCAAGCAGTAGACTTTACTTGCTCGATCGAAAAGAATAAGATGTCACCATATGTGACATTGACGCAAATTCCACTCGAAGTAAATGTGATCGGTTCAGGTATTCAAAAGAACGACAAGACAGCCAGTTTGACATTCACTGAAGAAGTGATTGTTGAGCAAACAGCGGCAACAGGTAATGTTTCCGTCCAGCCATATCTCTATGGTGTGTTTGATGGTCAGTTGAAATTGACTCCAGCAGGAGACTCTTGGTTCTCGACGAATATTGCTCCGCTACCAATTACGGCAACCGTCGTGTTCCCAAATCTCAACCCAACGCAAACTATTATTGGTTCGCAAATGTCGTTGACTGGATCTGGACTAAACGCATTCGGCTTTGCTCCGTTCACGACAACTCGAGACAATTGGTTCGTAAGAACATCGTCGCCAACTGGAATGGCAGACATGGGTCCACTTTTCAACAGATAATATAAAAGATTAGCAATAGACAGGGCATAAAATGGACGAGAATGAATTAGCATTATTCCTACAATCTATCAATCTAGGAGTTGACCCTGGTGTATTTTCCCAGGCTCAATCATCAAATGATCCGAATGTGATCACTAGATTTATTCGTAAAAACGAAGTAGTGTTTTCTGGCTCATCTTTATGCCCTGATAAGCAACCAAACTTCTTTTTCGATCAAACGCTAGTCAATCAGTTCTGTCAAAAGTCTAATCGTCTACAACTAGCCAGCTCAAACAATGCGAGCATCTTTGCTGACGGCGAAGGTGTTATTGATATTACTACAAACGCATTTGCTCGTGTGTTGACGACTTCAAATAACATTGTCTATTTGAATCAAAACTACTTGACGTTGAACATTGCTCCATATGGCGCAAATACTCTTGGCGCATCAGATTATGCAGCCGACGATGTTGTCTATCAAACATCTAGTGGTGTGGTAACATTCCAGGGTCGTGTTCAATACTACGATCGCTCGAATGGTGTTCTTGCAATTCTACCAGTTGATGGAACGATGAATGCTGCAGGTAATGTTACGAACAGTACCTTCATCAAGTATAACAGCACCGTCCTTTCAAATGCTATTTCTATCATTCGCGGTGACGTATTCCCTGCTGGCGGTAAGATTCGCTCTGCAGTAAATGCATCAAACGTCGGAACAATCGTAACACTAGCGCACTCCTCTGGATCATTTGCTAAATCAAATGGTGCAAACACGCAGTCTATTCTTGTTCAAGCAAACTCATATAGCGTTGCTGTCGGTAATACGATTACGATTACTTCTGGAACTGGACAGAATACTGTTAAGACAATCACCGCAGTAACTGCAAATGGTCTTGAACTTACGCTCAATTCTGCTCTATCAACAGCGTTGACTTCAAACTCGCGTTATACGTTCGGTCCGCATGTTGTAGATGAGTTCGGTAAGATTACTGGTATCTTCAATATCCCAGAAACTGAATCGGACAATTTCCCTGCAGGACAACGTGTGTTTACGATTGCAGATGTGAATGCATCGTCAAACAATTCATATTTGATGCGCGCCTCTGCGTTCTATAATGTTCTTGGCGCTCCGCAAATCGTTTATCCACCACCTCCTCCACCACCAGTCCCTGCTCGTCGCAGAGACCCATTGGCGCAGACATTCTTCACGCCACAAGTGAAGGATAAGGTTGATGGACTAGCCAAAACAAATTATGGCGTTTATGTATCATCAGTAGACTTGTTCTTCTCTGAGAAGCCAATTCTTGCTGATCTTCAAATGCCAGTTACAGTTCAAATCGTTGAAGTTGAAAACGGCATTCCAACTGAAACAGTGGTTGCTGAAAAAGCTGTTGAATGTAAAGATGTTAATATCTCAACTGCACCAGATGTAGCAAACACCTCAACGATCACTAACTTTAAGTTCAGCGATCCAGTATATTTGGAACCAGATACTGAGTATGCACTAGTTGTGAAGTCTGATTCACCAGACTATAACGTCTATATTGCTGAACTTGGTGGAAGCGTAATTGGTGCAGTTCCACCACGTCGTGTTTCGATTCAGCCATATATTGGATCATTGTTCAAGTCGCAAAATGCTTCTACTTGGACACCAATTCAAAATCAAGACTTGATGTTTAGAATCAAGAAGTGTGTGTTTACTGTAAACTCATCAGGCACACTACTTCTCAAGCCACTTAACAGAACGGCTAATGCAAATATTGACTCGTTGTTGTTGCACTCTGTAGAAAGAAATCATAAGCCAACGATTTCTCGTTACAAGTTTAAGTCAAACAACGTAAACAATATTCAAGACGCTGACTACACATATATTCCAATCAATACTGTGTACAACTTCGGTGGTGATCTATTGACGTCAACCAAGACTTCAGATCGTCGTCGCGTGATTGTAAGAGGTGATAGCAGTTCCTTCTCGACTGGTGTTGACTTCTATACGACTGATGCTGACGTATCACCATTTGTAAACTTGGAAAGAATCAGCGCAATCGGTTACGAAAACAATATCAATGACGGAAGCATCTCTAATGCAGACGTTTCGATCACGAGTGCTGGAACTCACGCAACTGCTGGCGGAATCACCGTGACGATTTCTCCTCCAGATGATCCAAACGGCGTGACTGCTACGGCGCATGTTTCTGCTCTATCGGGTGGTGGTGTCGGCACTGTTGTAATTGATAACGGTGGTTCTGGCTACTATACGACTCCAACGATCACGTTTACTGATCCAGGCTCAGTATCTAATGCTACTGGCGTCATTGCTGGCGAAACCAGCGCAAGTGGTGGTAACTGTAAGGCACGTTATATCACGAAGCAAGTTACTCTTGCTGATGGATTCGATGCTGGTGACTTGCGCGTTTATTTGGACTGCAATCGTCCACGTGGAACAAATGTTCACGTGTATTATAAGGTAATGTCTGCTGCTGACCCTGACAACTTCTCAAACAAGAAGTGGCAGTTGATGAGCAAGGTTACTGATACATACTCACACGATCAAAGCGAAATCATTGAATTAGAATATCGCCCATCTCTTGACAAAAATGTTCTTTCTTATGTTGAGGGTGGTGTGACGTATCCTCTCGGTGGCACGTTCAAGTATTTCGCAATTAAGATTGTATTGACTGCTGCTGATCCAACAGTAACTCCATACCTACGCAACTATAGAGCAATTGCAACGCCAGCTGGATAATATGAAACTAAATATTAAAAATAATGATAATTTGGTTCGTGATATGAATTCTATGGCGGTTCTCAACGTCAGCAAAGCATCTTTAGCCAAAGATACTATGTACAAAGAAAAGTTGCGCCGAGAGAAGGAAGTCGACTCAGCCATAAATAAGCTGAATGATGAAGTTTCAGATATTAGACAAAGTGTGTCAAAAATCTTAGAGATTTTGAGTTCTAGAGGTCCGTAATGGCTAATGCAAATATTTCAACAATCGTCTTAACAAATACGTTTAACGAATGGCGTGTTGGTACTAACGATCTTATCACAGATCGTAACATGCTCCGAAATTCTTCTTATGTGAAGGATAATGGGAGTTTCATTGTTG